CGATATATACAGAATATGGCTAAGTGGGAAGCAGCTAAAAAGTGGTGTGATAAAAGGAATTATAAGTTTTTAATATTAACAGAAAAGGAATTAGGTCTAAATAAATAATATTATGGCGCTTCGTCTATTAGTCGAAACACCTGCTCCAGAAGAGCAGTTTGAATATATTCTTGAAGAAAAGAATCCAAAGGAACCTGCAAAGCTCTATATTCAAGGACCATACATGGTTTGTAATGAGGTAAACAAAAATCAGCGTATCTATGAGCGTGATGATATGCACCGTGAAGTAGATAGATATGTAAAGGAAATGGTCTCTACAAAGCGTGCTATGGGCGAGCTTAATCACCCTACATCAGCTGAAGTTAATTTAGAGAGAGCTTGTCATATAGTTACAAATTTAAAATTTGAAGGAAATCATGTTGTAGGGCGCTCACAAGTACTTTCTACTCCGATGGGGCAAATAGTAAGATCTCTTATTAATGACGGTGTAAAGGTAGGTATGTCTAGTAGAGCTCTTGGTAAGCTCAATGAAGATGCTGGTGGTGTTAATCGGGTAACAGACATGAGATTAATTGCTGTTGATTGCGTTGCAGACCCATCCTGCCCTAAAGCTTTTGTAAATGGTATTCTTGAAAGTAAGCAATTTGTACTAACTACAAATGGCGATCTAGAAGAAGTATATGAAAGATTTGAGAAATCGCTTAATGTACTTCCTAATAAAGAAATGCAATCTTATCTTAAAGAACAAATTTTGTCGTTCTTTAAATTTCTAAAAACTTCCTAATTTCTATGAAAGAACATGGAAAAACAGTAAGCAAAGAAATAAATAATTCTATGCCAAGGGCTAAAAGCAACTTAAAGCTAAATGAGCAGAAAGAAATAGTTAACTTTTTAAAGTCTATTTCTCAAAAAAATTATTCGCAGGCTAATAAATATTTACAGAGCGTCATCGATCAGAAGATTAAATCTAAGATCGGCAACTCTCTAAAAGAAAAACTTTTTTAATTTATGGACAATAACATCAGCAAAGTATTGAAAGAAGCTACAAAGGATATCCTCACTGAGGATGTTCTTAAAGAAATAGAAGCAGCATTTGATGCTTCTGTTAGCGAGAGAGTTCAGATACATGTTGAAAAAGCTCTTTCTGAGCAAGATGCTGATTATTCCAAGAAATTAGAGACTTTAGTTGAAGCAATCGATACAGATCATACCAACAAGCTTAAAAAGGTTGTTGAAGCTATTGACGCTGATCGCGCTTCAAAACTAAAAGCAGTTGTTGAGAAGTATGAAGCTACTCTTAATAAAGAAGCTGCTGAGTTCAAGGGTTCAATGGTAAATGAAATAAGCAAATACTTAGATCTTTATCTCGAGGAAAAGCTTCCCACAGCCTCTATTCAAGAAGCTGTAAAGAACAAAAAGGCCATGGCTCTATTAGAGAACATGCGCCAAACTCTATCCGTTGATATGGCAGTCTCGAAAGACACTATTCGTGATGCTATCGTTGATGGAAAGAAGAGACTAGATGAAGCTGCTAGCCAGCTTGAAGCCGCTACAAAAGAAGTAGCTAGACTATCTGAAGAGAACAAGAAACTCGCTTCTCGTGTTACACTTGAAGAAAAGGTTTCTACTCTTGATGAAGATAGAAAGACTTACATGAAGAAAATGCTTAATGGTAAGTCTGCAGAGTTCGTTAAAGAGAACTTTGACTATACTTTAAAGCTGTTTGAAAAAACAGAAGAAGAGCGGCTCAAGACGTTAAAAACAGAAGCAGTAACAGAATCAGTCACATCTAATGTCGACAGACCTGTTATTGAAGAAGCAGCTTCCGCTCCCGTAGAAGATAAGGCTGATCCTTATTTTAATACCTACATGGGCGAGCTTTCGAAATACTAATTTGTTTTACGTTGAGGGTTTAACCCCTGAATAGTTTATTTAAAATAAGGTCGACATCATATATTGGAGAAATATATAAATATGGCTAAACAAATTCGTCCTACACAGGCTTACATCGATGAGTCACGCGCAAAGGTATTGCTCGAGAAGTGGGGTCCAGTTCTGGATTACAATTCCGACAACGTTCGCGCTATCGAGGATGATCACACACGCTTAAACACCGCTATTCTTTTGGAAAACCAAGAGAAGTGGTGCTTCGAGGCTAGCAATTCTTCTGGAGGCTCTGGTGTCTTCGGTTCCGTTAATAACGGCGCCTATGGCAATCAGTTCCCTTCCCAGAATGACAGTGCTTACGCCCCGGGCGATGCTCGTCTTCCGAAGATCCTCATTCCGATGATCCGCCGTACCTTCCCTGAGTTGATCACTAACGAAATCGTTGGTGTACAGCCCATGAGTGGTCCAGTAGGTCTTGCTTTTGCCCTCCGTTATAAGTACGAACCCACTAGCTTAGGTTATCAGTCTGGTAGCATCGATGGAAACACCGGTGCCACTAGATTCGGTGATTCTGCTTTCAAGCAGGCACTATCCAGTAACCCCGAGTTAGGCTATCAATTCCTTGCTACCGGATTTACCGGTATACAAAGCACTGCATTGTCAGGTAATGCTGACTTTACAGTTCTTGACCAGGACCGTGGTGTTGCTCAATTGCTCGCTAATTTCGAGCTAAATAGTAACATTCCTCAGGTCGTAGTCAGCTTTGAAAAGACAGCTGTAGAAGCCGGTACACGCCGTCTCGCTGCTCGCTGGTCTGTCGAGCTTGAGCAGGACTTGAAGAACATGAACGGTATCGATATTGACACTGAGCTCACTAACGCTATGTCGTATGAGCTACAGGCCGAAATCGACCGTGAAATGATCATCCGCATGATCCAGACAGCCCTTAATGCAGGATACGGCACCGGATATTCTATCTGGTCGCCCGCTTCTGCAGACGGCCGCTGGCTCGTTGAGCGTAATCGTGACTTCTATCAGAGGCTAATCGTCGAGGCTAATCGTATTGCAGTTCGTAATCGCCGTGGTTCTGCCAACTTCGTTGTTGCTACACCCCGCGTTTGCGCTATCCTAGAAATGCTCCCTGAATTCCAGTGGGTACCAGTACAGGGTAATGTCAATACACAGCCCGTCGGTGTTGCTAAAGTCGGATCGCTGGGTGGCAGGTTCAACGTTTACCGTGATACTCGTACAGAAGCACAGGCAGAGGCCTATAATGCTGGTGGCATTCCCCCTGGTAATTTCCAGGGTAATTGGCCCAACCCGACTTATGGATATAACCTCACCCGTCAGACTCGTCTCGAGTATGCACTCCTTGGCTACAAGGGACCGGAATTCTACGACACTGGAATCATCTATTGTCCGTACATCCCGGTTATGGTCCAGAGAACAATTGGTCCTAATGATTTCGCCCCTCGCGTTGGTCTATTAACACGTTATGGTGTTGTAGATAACATCTTTGGTGCAAATCTTTATTACCACGTAATTATTCTTAAAGGACTGGGTACACCGTTCGTTCCGGGCACACAGTCGGTTTACTTCTAAGAAGTACATCGGTATTAAAAAAGAAAACGTCTTCACCTGGTTCGTCCCAGGAAATTTCAAAGAAAGGGCCTCTTGCGGGGCCCTTTTTTTTGTCTAGATATAAAAAAATATACTAATTAAGAATAAATATTAATATATGGCAACAGATTATATTTCGACAACACCATGGGACAATCCTGAAAATCCATGGCCTTTTTACAGCATAGTTAATGTTCAAGCGGATAATATACCTGCTGCAACACTTACTTTAGCTGATTTTAATCCTGTAACTGGTTTTGTTCAATATCTAGGCGGAGCCGGTAATGGTACCTATCTTAACTATACAGAAGGTCAAGGTTGGGTTGTTGGCAATAGCGCCGGCGGTGCACATGAATATGGCTTAGCAACAAATGTACGCGCTGTACCGACTAAGACATTAGGCACTGCGCAAGGTTGGGTTGCCAATGCAGGAGGCGGATCACCTGCAGGTGTAATTGTTACGCCAAATACTACAAGTCAGACTGACTGGTCAAAGCGTAGGCTTTGGAATCTTAACGGCTAATTATTGTCTTACTGTTTTCGGAAAGTACTTAAACTTATCCCACATAACGTAATTCTGTTTTAATAGCTCTTGACTATTAGCTCTAATAGGGTTAATATCTATACCACCACGCCTTACATAAAGACAAGCAACCATTAATTCCTCTGGTTTAGTCAAATCATATAAACGCTTATAAATTGTTTCACAAATTTCTTCATGAAAATGACATTCATCCCTAAACGAGACAATGTATTGTAATAAAGATGTTGGATTAAGTTCATAAGGCCCTTTGTAATGAATATAAACATCCCCCCAATCCGGTTGAGATGTGACCCTACAATTACTCTTTAATAAGGCTGAATGGAAGCGCTGAACTTTGCTTGAATCGCCTTCTAGCCATCCAATCAATCTCGGATCTTCCTTATAACCTCTAGACTTAATAGTCGTAACGTCAATACCATTCTCTAATGTAGGGTATGATGCACAGGGAAACAAAGGAGGATAATACATCGCATCATCAACCGCTTTTGTAAGACGAACATAGACCTGTACATTAGTTTCTAATAGGTTAGAAAGGTCGTTAGATATTTTTTCCTCTAGCTGCTGTAGTACGTTAATAATATTACCACTAAACTTCTCCATATTAAAAGAATTCATATAGAGCTTAATAGACTTTGATTCAACAATATATTTGTTAGTTGCAGGATATACAACCTTAGCAATAGCAGCAATAGGCATTCCCTCGTTGGTTAAGCACGATACTTCATAAGCATTCCAAATATCGTATCCACAAAATGGAGGAGTTTCATCGGAAATATCTAAATGCTTTCTATTATTTTGTCTTGGCTCGCGAACTAAGAGCGAGGGATCGTAGGTCGATATATAACCAGTTATTTTACCTAGATGCTTTGATATATTGCTATTATCTAATTCCGTATTCATGTAGTTTAATTTTAATTGCTTCCATCCGTTCTTCAACTGTTCCCGTTAAAATAGTTACCTTTCCTTTTAGCCGCTCATCCTTTAGCCAATAATTTTCATATAAATCAATAATAGCATCTCTAAATTCTTTATTAGTACTTCTTTCACCGTCATCTACCAACGGAACATCATGAGGACTTGGATAAAAAATATGATCATACTTTTTAATATAATTTGTATAATATAGTAGACCAAGACTATTTGATACAGGGAAATCGTTCAGTTTATCTCTAGCAAAATAACTTGTATATATCATCCCGTCCATCAAACAACGATCGTGCAATATACCTTGAAAATTAAACCCTTTATAATTATAAAACAAATTCTCAAACTCTTTATTAAGAATTAACGTCTGCGTCACATCATTTGCACCCTCTTCGTTTATATCACAATTATGCCAACGCTTAATTAGTCTAGTTACCTCATCAATATAGCATAGCTTAGAGTCATAATATTCTTTACACTTCTTTAAAAGAGTAGTCTTACCCGAACACTGCGGACCTGTAAAAGTAAATATCATTTTTTAAGTATCTTAGCAGTATATTCTAACTCAATGCCGTATAAAAGCTCTTTTAACGTCTTTACCTCTTCACGAAGAATGCGATTTGTTTGTTCAGATGCTTCTAGTTTTCTCTGTAAAGCAGCCTTACTTTCAGTTATCTGTCTATACCAATGCATTAAAGACATCTTTATTTACCCCACTTACCATTATATACTATTTCTGCAATAATGCCATATACTGCCGAATCTCTAAATGCATCCATAACTGGCTCGTTTGCAGAGCTCATTGCCTTCTTCTTTAATACGAGATTAATTAAACGCTGAATCTTATCATTAAGACGAACTACAATAGCAGATATTGCAGCAAATTTATCTTCTTGTTTTACTAAATCTGAACCAAGAGAAATATTTCCTGGACCGTAATCAAACTGCTTCTTACAAAATGTATCATATAATTCAGTCTGTATTTTCTGAAACTCTTTACAAGTTTCTGGAAAATTTTTTTCTACATATTTAATAGCATCTTCTTTATTCATAATCTTACCCCGTAATTCACTTTATTTAAATTTAACGAACCGAGATTGCAACCACCTGCATAACTAATTGCGCTTTGAAGATCTTGTTTTATTTCTTCAAGTTTTTCCTCATACGTAAAGGTATCGGTATCCATGAGCTTCATTGTGCCTTCTATATTCTTCTTTTCAATTTTATTATGCACGCTGGCTGAACCAAAATACTGTTTATATCTTCTACCGCTTGCATCCTTAACCAGGGGTGCAGGGCTATCTGAACATGCAGCAAATATCGAGCCACACATTACCATACTAGCACCTGCAACTAGTGCCTTAGCAATATCGCCATTACTACGCACACCGCCGTCCGCAATAATAGGAATATTTCTATCCTTAGCACACTCCATAATACAGCTAAACATTGGAAAGGTAAATCCTGTCTTGTCTTTAGTTGTACATGCATATCCACCACCAATACCAACTTTTACTGCATCAGCCCCAGCATCATGCAAACATTCTACACCTTCAAAAGTAGCTACATTACCAGCTATAACTATTGCTTTAGGCAAATTATCCTTAATTACTTTAATTTGATTAACGACCTTAGAGTGATGACCGTGTGCAACATCTATAGTAACAAAATCTACTCTAAGCTTATGGTTAGCTAAATTATTAATTAATGCTTTATCTTTAAATTGTATTCCAACGCTAATTGAAACATTATTAAAAAGAGCTTCATTTGCATCTCTTACAAAAGCAAAAATATCATGATCAAATCTATGCATAATATAAAAGTAGTGTTTTGAATCCAATAATTGACAAATATCAAAATCAACACAACATCTCATATTAGCTGGTATAACTGGCAATTTAAATACTTTGCCTAAAAAATTAACATCTGTTTCAATTTCGCTACGAGTCTTAACAGAACTAAAGTTAGGTTTTAGAAAAACGTTTTCGTAATGAAGAGATATATCCATATTATTTTTCTAAAATCTTATAAGCTGTAAAAAAACTTTTCCATAAATCTAGAGCAGTATCACGTAAAGCGCCATATACTCCATTTAGATCCATACCTTCAATACCTATACCTTGACTCATTAATATCTCACCCTCATCCACACCAGGGGTAACCCTATGTATGACGCAACCTGCAAGCTTATATCCTTCAATAAATGCTCTTTCTTGTGGATTAAATCCTTTAAGTGCCGGAAACTTATCAATAAGACCCGGGTGTAAATTATATATTTCATACTGTTCACAAATCTCCTTAGGAATTATTCTCAAATACCCATGAAGAGTGATCACCGGGTTATTAAAACACTTTAAGATTTTTAAATAATTGCTTGTAACAGGTTTGCTAGGCAAAGATATTAAAATAGTTTTATTAAGCTTAAGCTCTCTAAACTGTGTTACACTTAATAATCCCTTGTTAACATTTTTTAAATCTGACTTATTAGTTACAATTATATCCGGATATACACCTAGCGTATTTGATATGTCATGTATCTCGGTGCCGGTTTGTGAGAAAAATGTTATCCAAGGTCTCATCTACGAATAATCTTCTTAAACATTGTAGTATTATACTTTACTAGTTCAAGCTGATCATTAGTAATATTATGAGTTATAAGATCAGCAAGCTTAGCTGTAGGTTTATTTGTTAAACCGTAATCTGCATCATATTTTAAATTAAAGATCGACGCGACAATCGGGTTACTAGTGTCACACGAAACAATATTATAAATATTCTTATCAACATAATAGCGAAATTCTTTAGCTAGAGAACA